CCATCTGAATTTATTCCATCTAATAAAATAAATTGTGAACCAGCTGATTTGTTCTCACGATATCTGTCTATTAATAGATTATCATTTTCTCCCTGAACAAAATTTAAAATACTTTCCTCTGTTTGTATTACACCTTCACCACCCTCAAGTTCTATAAGGTCTGTTGAGTTTCCAAGTGTACCAGACTCTATTGCGATACCAAACTCATGTTTACTTTCACCATTTAATATTATAGCAGAACCTTCATTGTCTATAGTTGTAGGTAACTGTGGTGTAATAATACTACTACCCATACCAGAATGATTTGCACAATAGTAATAAAGAGTTGGAGCACCAGCTGCAACGGTAATTTGAACATATGCTCCAGCAGTTCCTATATCAATTGTTGAAGCAGAAGTTGTTACTCCTGTAGTATATGCTGTACCACTACCATGTGTACCATCTGGTGTGATAGAAAATTTTAGTTGATGATTTTTTGTACTTGTTGCATTATATAAAGAAACATTTGACAAGTCAAAGTAATATGTATTACCTTCATATAAAGTTAGAGCTGGATTTTTTACAGAGTTAATATAAAAAACATTTTGTGAACCTGTACCATCATCTGCAACATATACTGTGTAGTTAATAGTTTGTGTTGATGCAGTTGTTGTTCCTGTACCATCAAGAATAACATTTACGCCATCATCAAAGTCTTGTTCATCTTCCAATAGAATACCATCATGTCCTTGTATAGTTGTTCCTTGTTCTAATTGTATTCCATCTTGGAATGTTCCTGCTTGTTCTTGTTCTACCCTAACCACATTTTCAAATGTTGTATCAAGAATTTGTGTGTCAGCATCCCAACCCTTAACTGTACCAGTATGCGTAGTAAGAGTATTTGCATTTGCAAAAGTTCCTGTTACATCTTTTAAAACAAAGTGAGCTCTAAGTGTGGCCTCTGGTGGATTTGCTATTGTATAATTAAATCCTGTATTTTGTATCTTGACAGATTCAGCTGCACCAATGTCCGTTGTGGTTGCAAGTAACTTAGTACCAGTTCCAGTTGTACTGGTAACGGTAACCGTAGGTAAATCTGTATATGCAGCCCCGCCATCTTTTACAAATACTTTTTGTATTGAACCTGACTCAGAAGATACAGAAAGATTTGCGAAGGTATCAAACTCTAAAACTATCTGGTCTGTAGATGTGCTGTAAGTATCTGGTGTTTCCACGACAGTATCGGTAAGTATATTATGACCAGCATCTGTAGATGAGCTATCTGTACCATTTAATAAAAGACTATCAATATCATTTCCCTGTACAAGTATACGAACACTTGTATCTGGAGCATCTGTAAATGTAAGTGTTGTACCACTTACTGTCCATACCGTTGAACCCTCAGAGTTAGTAGCATCTGTTTTAATATTATCCAAGTAAACTTTAATGTCATCTGTATTTCCATTTGTATTTGTGAGAGTAAATACTTTTGTATCTGCATCTCCTGTGAAAGAATCAGACTGTGTTGTTTCTAATATAATATTGAATGGTTGTAATGCTGTTTGTGTGGCTTCTTCTAATGTGATTGCATCTGTAGTTATATCTGAATCATCTAATGTTCCTGTTTCCTGTAAGATACCACCACCGACCATACTAACGAAAGCATTTGCAGATTTAGTATCAGACTCAGAAGTTGTAAATGTTAGTGCATCATCTACTTCATATAATGAACCAGCATCATCAACTAGAACTTCACTTACACCACCCTTTGCGATACCATCAACAATAAGTGCTGCCTCATTATTACCAAGATTTTCTAAGTCAACTACTTCTTGGTCTGAATGTAATATACCATCATTTGTTATAGATGTGCTTGATACGATTGAAGAAACTGTAAAGGATACATCAACATCTCTAGAGGTAGAGTTTCCAGTAATTGTTTCACCATCTGTAAATGTTCCTACAACATTTGCAAGTTCAAATTCTGTTATAGACTGTATTCCCTCTTTAAATGTTATTACATCATTGACCGTAGCTGTTGCACCAGAACTTGCACCAGTAATAACTTGGTTAACAACCTCATCACCAGTAACACCTTGAAATGCTGTACATCTTAATGTTGTTTCTGTTCTCCAATCTCCATCTGAAGTTCGTAACATATGAATGTTCGGATAAAATATTTCTGCTTCTTCACCAAGTAATATTCTAAAGAATAATTCATGTCCTTCTTTTGTACCCTTTGCAGAATACAAGTCTTTGATGTTTTTAATTAAATCTCTTTTAGATACACTTGATGCAAGTGAGTTTGGAATTGCAGTCATCAAAGATGTACGCATCTGGTCTAGGAAATCATAGATGGTGTTATCTACATCTGCGTAATCTAAAAGTTGTTGTATGTTTTGTATAGGGTTAGCACGATACTCATTGATAGTTCCAGTTGCACCAGAAGTACCACCTGTGATTGTTTCCCCTGTAATAAATTTTTGTTGAGATGAAACAAATATTTTACCGTTACGAGAATCTTCTACAAGAACTGTGGCTGTTGCACCAGAGGTTGCACCTGTAATAGTTTCGTTATTTGTAAACTTACCAGTACTTCCGTTAGAACCACTTTCTGTAACAATTCTATCTCCAGCACTTTCCTCTAATACATACGCAGTTGTAGTTGTTTCTAATGTTACATAGTTAACAGTTGCAGTATAGGTAATCTGTCCTGCTTCCATAAACTGATAATATTGTTTAAGAAAATTAACAAAAACTGGGTGGTCTGACTGCACAAAATCAGGCACCTGTCCTTCAATAAGTGGTGATACCTTATTCAGTAATTTTGACTTTTGGTCTGCCATAGTTTAGTAGCCCGAAGATGTAGTAGTTGATTTAGTTGTGTTTACACTCGTACTAGTTGTTGTTCCTGTAGTTGTTGTTGTGTATCCTACACCAGTCGTAGCAGCCGCATCAACCTTTCCAGTAATTGTACTATTTGTAAAATCAATTTCTAATAGTTGATTACGAACTGGAACAATGTCATTTGAATCTGATAAAGCAGTAATACGAAGTTGTGTAGAAGTAACACCATCTACATCAGATACACTTGAAATTAATATACCATTGATTGTAACAATTCCATTTGTATAATCAACTGTACCAGCTGTTTCACTATAATATGTTTTTGTCCCACTCACAATAGAATATATTCTTAAATTACCTGAACCATCATCATCAAAGAAATACTCAGTAGACGCACTACTAATATAAAATCCAGTAGAAGCAATAATAGCATTTTGATATCCACTAACTGGATTGTAAAATGCATTATTAAAATTAATTGTATATGATGTGGACTCTGTAGTTGTTGGAGTAAACAATTTAGCCATTGTTACAGTTGTTGTATTCATAAGAATAGAAGTATCTGTATCATCAATTAATCCTGTTAACTGTGAATGTCTAAATGGTGAATTAAAAGTATTTAAATTTGTAGTATTATAAGATGATAATGTTGTATCAACTAGTGCATTTAAATCAGTTATGCTTTTTGTTGTTGCAGTAGAATCATAACTATATGTAACACCTAATATTAAGTAAGTTGTTTCTGGGTCAACCACCACAGGAGTAATAGATGCAACCTTATAAGGTTCAAAGTCTTTTACTAATTGGTCTTTTTGTGTAGTCGTTAAGTTTTCTCCAGTTGTACTTTTAATGGAGATAAAAACTTTTCCATATTCAGCAACTGAACTTACACCACTACTTGTATTATAACTTCCATCTTCTCCACCCCATACAGAAACAGCTTGTGTGTTTGCAAAAAGTTTTCTCGCATATAGTTTGTAATCTTCCGAAGTAACAGCACGACCTTGAGCTGCATAATCTAAAGGTGCGTTAAGTTTAATAGACTGAAGTGATTCTGCTTCTGCTCCACCAGACGCATTTCCAACAGTTGTAATAGTAATATCTGTAACAGTATCAATTGCAGAAGGCGATGAAAATGATGAAGCACCATTTGCTGCTGTCTTATTTGTAACTACATAATTTAGTGTAATAATATTACCATCTGATACAGCTTGACTTACAATACCATCTCCAAAATATACCTCAAATTTACCTGCTTCAATTTCTTGTAAATAATACACAGTACTTGACCTAGACAATTGTGATATGTCTGTAGCTTTTGTATATGTTGTAGTAGTTGTATCAGAAGAAGAAGTTTGTACCTTTACTGTAAGAGTACTAGTATCGGCACGATTATCTGTTATAATAAATCTTTGGTCTACGTCAGAACTGTCCACAAGATATTTTGTTGTAACATATGTTCCCTCGTATATTTCTGTGCTATCAAAAGGAATAGCATTTCCTGTACTTGCTCCTGTAATATCTGATATAGTTACAAACTGATAACTTGTTCCATTTACCGTTGTAGTAAATGCAGTACCAGCACTCATAGTTGCAGTTGTTTTACTTGTACTTAAAGATATATTGATTGTTGCTTTAGGTGCTTTAGGTGAAGATACTTCGTACCCTAACATCTTCGCATGAGATACAATACTTGAACGTAATGATGCACTATCTAAGAACATTTCATTTGCAACCATATTTGCATTAAAACCAAGATAGTGTGTGTTATACGCAAGTGTATCTAATAACACACTCATACCAGAACCTTCAAAGTCATAGTCTTTGAATTCTGTTTGTGCTTTCAAAAAAGTTTTAAGATTTGTTTTGATATCATCAAAATCTAATTCTGTGACGGAAAGTCTTTTATTATTAACTGCCATTAACGTAACCTCTCTAACATGACTGACATATCTACTAATTCTGTAGGTGCATTTACAACATAAAATTCTATAGCTACTTCATAAAGGTTTCTATCTAAATCTGGTTGAACACGAACTCCTACGAGTCTTGCTCTTGGTTCAAAATTATTGATAACATTTTCTATTTGTTTTGCAATAATTTGAGCTGTAATTGGTGTCATCAATTCAAATAACATTTCTCTTACACCACCAGCAATCTCTGGGTGAAAAGGTTTTTCATATGCGTTTAATAAAACAAGATTAC